TCTTAGCTACATCGCCAAGGCTCTCGGAGTGGATCCTAAGGCTGAGGAAGAAGCCAAACGAATTCGAGCTGCGTGGGAGGCGCATCCTGATCACACGGTCCTCAAAGCACTGGTGGCCGAGAGGGCAATCTTTTTCGTTCTACTCCCATTCTTTCGATTTAATGGTGACGCTGGTCTCCGCACCGTCTCCGCTGACATAAGCCGAGACGAGCAAGTTCATGTAGCAGCCAATAGCCTTGTTTGTCGGGAGTTGGGATACGAGCCATCTCCTTCTCTCGACAAACTCCGTAAGGCAACAATCAGTTGGGTTGTGACACCTCTGAAATCGTCCACTGATAAATATTTGGACAAAAAATTTTGGCTGGATGCCAGTGATCGCCTGATGTATGAGGGCAAGGCTCCAGAGCTTTCTGACACCAAACGGGCTAGGATGCCTGCTTTCTTTGAACACTCCAATGTCAATCTCCCTCAGTACGCTTGAAGTTCTAGGCATGGAGACACATGCCATCCTTGATGAACTAGAGCGGACCTTCCCACCTACTAATCCCCACCCGGATGATCCACACTCACTTATAATGTACCGCTCTGGCCAACGTTCTGTGGTCGAGTGGATTTATCATCGACTTGAAGAGAACTATGGCAACTAATGTATTCAAGGGGTATGGTCTATCCAAATCCCAACAATCAGAACTCGGTAATCTATTCAGCCAAGGTAAAGGTAGCAAGTATGCTTCTAACTACGGCATTACTGGGGACAAATTCAAACAGCTGTTCAGTGCCTGGCAAGGTGCTGGCGGCATGATGCCCAGCGGTGGCAAGCAAGGTAATCTGAACGCAGATTGGAACGGTAACTGGAAGAAGTATAATGTTGGTGATACGTTTGATTCACAAGACATCAAAGACATCACTAAGTATTATTCCGGCAAAGGGTTCAGCACCATTGGAGCTAACAACCAAGCCTTGAAGATTGCTAGTATCACTGACCCTAAGATCTTTGACAAGGGAGTGATGAACGATCTCAATAATTTGAATCGTAACTATGTAGTTTCAGCAGAGAACCCAGGTCCTAGTCGTTCCGGCTCCCTTAATTCAGGCGGTCTCCCCTACTCTAGTTTCGACCTAGATCTTGCTGCTGCCAGAGAAGGTAAGAAGGGTGGCAAAGCTATGTTGTGGGATGGCTTTGGCAATGGTCTGAAAACTGCCAAAGGCAGCTGGCGGTATGGTGGTATGACTACCTTCTCCACTTCCAACAGCTCCGGCGCTAACGGTAATCGTGTTCCACACGGACAAGATTTCCCACGATGGGAGCCCGCTCTCGCCACCAACCGCCGCAACACTGCAGACGGTAATGTGAATGCCAATGGTAAGACAAACAAACCAAACAAAACAAACAAAGGTGGTGGCGCAGGCGGTGGTGATGGTGGCTTTGGTGGTGGTGGCTTCGATATGAGTCTCCCGGAAGCTCCCGCAATGCCTAAGTTCGCTACAGGTTCTGGCACCTCAGGTTATCGTAGTGCAGGAGGTGTTCGTACCAAGAAGAGTAGCTGGCGCTCTAGTGGTCGTGCTCTGATGGGAACTGGTTCACTTAAAATCAATCATCGCACCACTGCTTATGGTGGTGGTATCTAATTATGTCTGCTAAGTCACGCTACGACTTTCTATGCAGCCGCCGTAACGAGTATCTCAATGTAGCGAAGCAGTGTTCCAAGCTAACGCTTCCTTACCTCATCCATGATGATGATGACTTCAAAGGTGCTCGCGTCCTTACTACCCCCTGGCAAGCAGTGGGTGCAAAGGGTGTGGTTACCTTGGCATCAAAGTTGATGTTGGCATTGCTACCTCCACAGACTAGCTTCTTCAAACTACAGCTTGATGAATCCCAACTTGGTGAAGACTTTGGACCTGGTGTAAGGTCTGAACTTGACATGTCCTTTGCTAAGGTGGAGCGCACTATCCTGGAAAGCATTGCTGCCTCCAGTGATCGTGTTGCTGTTCATCAAGCCTTGAAGCATCTTGTGGTTTCCGGTAATGCCCTCATCTTTATGGGTAAGGATGGGTTGAAGCTCTACCCACTGAACCGCTATGCAGTTGAGCGAGACGGTAACGGTAACGTCATAGAAATCGTCACAAAAGAACGGATCAACCGTTCATTGATTCAGAAATTCCTTGCCACTGTTCCCAACCAATCAACCGAGGAACATGTTAATGAGGAAGTAGATATTTACACTCACATCACTCGTGATAACAACCGCTTTATCTGGCATCAGGAAGTCTTTGATAAGATCCTTCCTAATAGCATGGGTAAGGCACCCATTGAGACGAGTCCCTGGCTAGTGCTACGGTTCAATACTGTAGATGGAGAAGCCTATGGTAGGGGCAGGGTAGAGGAGTTCCTTGGGGATCTCAAGTCCCTTGAAGCACTCTCTCAGGCCCTCGTAGAAGGCTCTGCAGCAGCCGCTAAGGTTGTCTTCGTAGTATCACCCTCCAGCACCACCAAACCGGCCACGCTGGCCGCTGCAGGCAACGGTGCAATCGTTCAAGGTAGACCTGATGACATTGGTGTTGTTCAGGTTGGTAAGACCGCTGACTTCAAGACTGCTTATGAGATGGTTGGTGCTCTCACCCAACGTCTGAATGAAGCATTCCTGATCTTGAATGTCCGAGATAGTGAGCGCACTACTGCTGAGGAAGTGCGTATGACACAGATGGAACTAGAGCAGCAGCTGGGGGGTTTGTTCTCCCTGCTTACTGTGGAGTTCCTTGTACCTTATCTTAATCGAAAGCTTAGTGTTGCACAGAAGACGGGTGATATTCCCACCATTCCACAGAAGATCGTTAAACCAACGATTGTTGCTGGTGTGAATGCTCTTGGTAGAGGACAGGATCGTGAAGCATTGACTGGCTTCCTGACATTGATTGCTCAGACCATGGGGCCTGAAGCTATCGCTACCTACATCAACCCTGAAGAGGCAATCAAACGTCTTGCTACATCGTCTGGCATTGATGTGCTCAACCTTGTCAAAGGTATGGAAGAAGTCCAGGCACAACGTCAAGAGAACATGGCGATGCAGAAGGATATGGAAATCACTAAGCAGTATGGTCAGTTGGCTTCTACACCGCTGATGGACCCCACCAAAAACCCTGATGCAGTCAACATTATCAATGGACAAAGTAACACCCAGCCGTCCGAAGAGGGCACCGGCGAAATCTCAAGCCCCGTCTCCGACGGAGGCAGTAAATAAGTATGCGCAACGACCTAAGGTCGGTGAGCCGAATCGTATCCGTAAGCCAGGTCTCGGTAATCTTGTTGTAGAGACCACGACTTACGGGGACAGTAACTATCAACCCTAATCTATGTCTACCATAACCTACGACCCCACCGAATATCAAGAAGGTGAGTTCTCCCAAGAGGAGATGGACTCACTTAATGTAGGTGAACAACTCGTCCAAGAGCAAGAGAACTTGCTTGCTGGTAAGTTCCGTGATGCAGAGGACTTAGAGAATGCTTATCTTGAACTCCAGAGGAAGCTTGGAGAACGAGGTCAAGAGCAACCGCAAGTTGAGGAAGACGAGGCACCCCAAGAAGAGACGGAGGAGGAGCAACCTGAGGTTGATACTTCATTCCTTGATGAGCTATGGGAGGAGAGCCTATCTGATTATAAAGAGGAGACACTTTCTAAACTTCAGAAAATGTCTGCTGCTGAAGTAGCACAGATGTATCTTGACTACCGCCAACAGATTGAGGCGCAGCCAAAGGCTGACTTTGAACCTGTTACGGAAGAGCAAGTTAGTCAGCTACAAGACATCGTTGGTGGGCCTGATGGCTACAACCAAATGATGGGCTGGGCAGCTAACTCTTTGTCTGATACAGAGCAAAGTATGTTTGATGCAGTGATGGATCGTGGTGAACCTCTCGCTATGTTCTTTGCTGTTCAGGCACTTGCTGCACGATATAATGAAGCCATCGGTTATGATGGCCAGATGCTTCAAGGGTATGCCCCACGTAATGATGCTGATGTATTCCGCTCTCAAGCAGAAGTTGTCCGTGCCATGAGTGATCCCCGCTATGAAGATGACCCTGCTTATCGGCAGGATGTATTTGACAAACTTGAACGTTCTAACCTTGACTACTGATAACCTTTTCGCTAAAGAACCCCCTATCATTATGACTGATCATCCCTACGGTGTGCCCCACAACGAACGTGCTGAACTGCTCAACGGTCGCCTTGCTATGCTTGGCTTTGTTGCTGGCGTTGTGTCGTATGCTCTGACTGGTAAGCTGTTCTTCGGTATCTACTGAAGTATTGGCACTTCCTTCAATACTGCGCGTGTATTGGAGGAATCAGAAGCGTGAGCAATATAAAGTCCTTCGCTTTATTATCATGCTACCTATTCTAACTACTCTGTCAGTCCTTAGTTCGTGGTACGGTCCAGGTTTCAATGGTCGCATCACTGCTAATGGAGAACGATACAACCAGAATGCCCTTACTGCAGCGCACAAGACACTCCCCTTTGGAACACGCCTACGTGTGTGCTACAAACGGTGTGCCGTTGTTCGGGTCAATGATCGCGGTCCCTTCACTCATGGTAGGGAACTGGATCTCAGTAAAGGTGCAGCTGATGCTATCGGGCTCACTGCCACCGGAGTTGGATCTATTAAAGTAACTAGACTCAACTAAATGACAACTGCTACTATTTCCCAACGTCCCCCAATTACTCGGACTTGGGATTCATATCTTGAGTGGATTACCTCCACTGACAACCGTCTTTATATCGGGCACGCAGGTGTGATCATGATTCCATGCTTGCTTGCCGCTACAACCTGTTTTATCCTTGCCTTCATTGCCGCTCCTCCTGTTGACATCGATGGCATTAGAGAACCTG